TACAACGTTTCCGCCTTCTAGCATCTCACGTTGTGTGAAAATCCCGCCCATTTGCAGCGGGATGTACGTCTTGGTGCCACCAGAGTTCTGGTAACGAATGCCCTCCATGGCACTCGCAACTTGCTGACGGAAGATCTCAGTGGCGTTCATGTTGACGATTAGGATGTTATTCATTATTTCACTCCAAAGTTAGGGGTTAGACCACCGGCACCCGGCTTCTGTAAGATCCTATTCAGAGTTTCGATCGCCGTCGTCAGTTTTGGATCATTTCCACCGGCTTTTGCTGCTTTCGACAGCTCTGCCGCGGCTTTCGTTAGGGCATCAGCCGAACCAGACAGTCCGTCAGTCGCCTTACCGATGTTATCCGCCACATCTCCGAAGGACTTAATGAATTCCTCACCGCTGAACTTCTGGGACAGACGCCCCATCTCATCCTTGTCGTTGTTCGCCGCATCGTTTGCCGCTGCAGAGATCTCCGCACCCTTCTTCAGTTTGTCCGCCAGAGCCACAGCCCCGCCGTTCATCAGAGAGGTGTCAGACATAGAGTCGATGGCGTCGATATCCGAGCCGGTCTTCCCGTTCTTCTGCATCGCAAACTTCGCACCCTTACGCAGAGTAGCGGTATCCATCCCTTCGATCGAGTTCATGACGTTCTTAGCGGTTTTCTTCGCGTACTCGGTACCGAATTCCCCGTAGAGATCGCCTGCAGCCTTCGAGTTCGTCTTACCGGCACCGAGATCCAAGATCCCCTGCTCGATACGCTTCTGGTCTTCCGCCGACGCCCCTGACATCTTCTGCATCGCCATGAATTCTTCGACGCGGGAACGCTCTTCGTCGGTCAGAGAGTTCGGATCCTGCTTGTACTTGGCCAGCAGTTTACCGAAATCGCCAGACAGGTAAGATACGGCACCGTCGCCACCGGCTTCGAAGAGGTCTCCGAGATCTGCCTTACCGGTACGCACCATCGAACCGACTGCCGCGTTGAACACACGGGCACCGTCTCCGGCTTTGAAGCTTGATGTGTCACGCTCTGGCTGTGGAGGCGCTAAGCCGAAGAGGTCGAACTTGCTCCACCAGGATTCTTCTTTAGACTTGCCGAAGGCCTTGATGAAGTCGTCAGAGACTTTCGGGTTCAGATCGGTCGCCGACGTCGTCGTTTCCTTCGCACGTCCTGTCTGAATCGCACGGTTCATCTGCTCAGCGTACTGACCACGCGTCATACCCTGTGCGGCACCGACGTCACCTTTCTTCAGACGGTAGTAAGCGTCCAGATCTGCACGGTTATCGATGTTCTTGCCGAGATTCCCGTAGAGTTTCTTGGCCATCTTACCGATATCTGAGTTCGGATCGGCATTCAGGATGTCGTTCGAGAGCGACTTCAGGATACCGTCATATGCAGACGAACGGGTTTCGTTGCCCATGTACGATGAGTACGCCCCGATGTCGAGCTCTTTACGGACCTGCTTACCGTTCTCCATCGCCCACGTCGCCGCACCCTTGGAGTTCGGGTTCTCACGTCCCATGACGGACGCCTGGAATTGATCCCACTTGTCTGACATTCCTGCACGCATAGAGGTGAACGCCCCTGCGATACCGGAAGAGTCATCCAGCAGCTCACGGTTGAACTGACGCACACGCTGAATCGCATTGCCGATGCCCGGGACACCCGCCAGAGTGTCGTAACCCTGTTGGCTCATCCACTGGTTCATCTGCTTGTCAGCAGAGCCGGCTGCCGCATTCTGCATACGACGCTGATACTCAGGGTCCATCTTCATCTTGAACTGCAGGGCGTAGGTACGAGCTTCTTCCTCAGAGAGGTAGCCGTTGGCCTGAGCCCAACCGAGTGCAGCACGCAGATCGACCTTACCGTCCTTGCCTTTCGCCGACGGGATGTTAGCCGTCTGGTCGTACAGGAAGTTCATCACGGTTTCCATCGACGAGTGCTTGTTCAGATACTCAGTCGTACGGACGCCGGAGTTGATGATGTCGTCACCGTAAGAGACTAGCGGGTTGCCTGCACGACGCTTACCGAAGGCCTGAGAAACGCCCAGCATGTTACCTGAGCCGAGTTCAGCACCGGAGTTAATCGCCGCTTTGAAGTATGGCATGGAGAAGATACGTCCAGCACCTTCCATCGCATACTGTGTCGCACCCTCTACGCCACCCAGTGCCGCCGCATCCGCTTGGTTAAGCGAACCGGTCTTGTACGCGTTAGCGAAGCCTGCGTAGATGCTGGCCGCCTGGCGCTGACCCATGACCGGGAGCATGCCGAGACGCTGAGCGATCATCTGCCCCTGGTTACCCACGGTGTTCATGATCTGTTCAGCTGACGTTCCGGAAATGCCGGAAGCCATGCCCATTTCGGACATCACACGGGTCACGGCGCCCGGGTTAGAGACACCTGCCGCCTTCAGACGGGCCATGTACTGGATCGCTTCCTTCACGGAGTTCGTGTTAGCGACCGCCATGATCATCTTCACGGAGTCTGCCATACCGGCTACACGTTTCTTCATGTCATCGACGTTCAGGTTGCCGATATCATTGAAGATCCCCGCCTGCATGCCGTAGTCGGCCATCGCAGAGTAGTCACCCGGCTGGAAGCCCATGTCCTGGATGTTCGAATCCATGAACGCACGGCTCAGACGGTTAGCGTGACGTGCTGAAAGACCGAAAGATCCCATGTTAGGACCGGCTTGGCCACCGACAAAGGTATTAGCCGTGTTGGCGAGCATCGCGTCTTCACCACGACGCAGACCGATGTACGGCTCCGAGGCGTAGTAGTTCGCGGCCTTCGCCACACCGGCACCGACGGCGAGCGGCATTGCGATTGAACCGACCAGACCACCGGCTACGGCACCGGCACCGCCGAGAAGCGTAGAAGCGCCGCCCAGTGCACCACCGAGCCCGACCATACGGCCTGCACCGCCGATAATTCCACCCATGAAGCGTCCTGCTCCACGACCCAGGACTGAACCTGTTGCCGCACCCAGAGATTGGCGTGCTGCTGTGTTCATCCATGCAGCCGACGCCGCACCCATCCCCTGACCACGATAGATCGCACCGGCATACGCCGCACCACGATCCCACAGACCTGCTGTCGGAGAACGAGCTGCCACTTTCATTCCGAAGAACTTGTTGGCACCGTACCACGCGGCGAGTGGAATACCTACCTTAGTGACGCCGTTAACGAAGGCATCCGAGTGCATCGTGTTGAGTGACCAGTTGTTCGCCCGTTCGTCTTCCGACGGATCGGATGCATAGTTCCCGATCGGCGAGAACATGTACTGATTACGCAGAGCCTCGAGGTATCCACGGTTCTGTGAGTAGGGGTTGAAGGGGTCGGTGTCCGACGCGTACGCCGGACGGAAGTTGGACATGTAAGCCGGCGTGGTGTACGCCGGGTTGATACCAAAGCCGTAATAGGACGACATTGGTGATTGTGAAAACATGTTATCTGCCATTCAGTCCCTCCAGACCTGTTACTACTAGACGAGAGTCTTGACCGTCACGTACCAGACGAGCCTCAGGCTCCAGGTGACGATACTGGTTGTACTCTTTAAGCATTTCCGTCATACGGTTCTGCTTGGTTTGCGGTGTGTTGAACACGCCGTCTGCAAAGTCCTGGAGAATTTCTTTGGCAGCCTTACCGTTGCCGAGGGAACCTGCAATTCCAGCCATAAGCTTCCGGGACTCTTGAACGATCTCGCTCATGGCGAACTGTCTCATGATGACATCCCTCGGCGAGCCCAGAACATCCGGTTGGATCCCCTTCATGAAGAGACCCATCCGGACCTTTGCCCATGGCTGGCTTAGAAATTTGCCTTCCCGAATTCCATTGCTTCCAGGACTTTCTGGTCAAACTTCGACATCAGCTCTGAGAGGACGATTACCAGTGGAGATGGCAGTTCGGCGACTTTGGCATAACGCTCTTTGACCGGCATATCACGGTAGTTCACACCGTTCAGGTCAACGAGAGAGTACGCCATCGTCAGCAGGCTGCTCTGGTTCTGGTAGGAAATGATGGTGTTGAAGACACGTCCGTCGAGACGCTGAGAGATCTCATTGTCTTCACCCGCGGTACGTGACTTGAAGGTCACTTTGTAACGCTTACCGAATGGGATGACCTCTGAGTACTCACCTTCGAACATGATCGCATCAACGATCGCCAGCATCTCGTCCTTCTGCTCCTGCGTATACTCCTTCTCCTTAGCGGCTTCCGGAGCAGCAGGGGCTTCTGCCTCCTGCTCTTTCGGGGTGTCTTCTTCCTTCTGGTCCTCGGCAAACATTTCAGCGGCCGGCGGTACGTTAAAGTCAGTGTCATCTCCGAAGAGCGGGTTTGCTTCTGTGTCAATCACTTCTTGCTTATTACGCATGTTGAATCCTCTTAATTTTAGGTTATTCGGTATACTTGAAGTCGCCTTCAAGGTACTGATATGCAACGTGACCGAAGACTACTGAGTGCATCCAGTCATCCGGCTCATCCGGGTGGTGGCGGTACACACGGCGGCCCACACCGGTTTCCTCTTCGAAGACGTTCAGAGCATCCGTCCAGTAACCTTCAGTGATCGCCCAGGATGGGCACATGAAACGTTCCGGTCCGATACGCCATTTCATCATCACGTTATCGATCGCCTGAGAGCGGTCGGCGGCGAGGAATTGACCCTGTTGGTCCCAACGTAAACGTTGCTTTGCTGCCACGTAGTTTACCATGATCACTTTATCATGTCCCAGCTCTTGTTGCATCAGCTGGCCCTGCAGCACACCGACACCGCGGTCAGAACCGATGATGGCACAGTTCCACTTGCGGGCTAAAAGACAGACGTCACGGACCTGGTCCAGGATGTGAATACCCTGCATCTTCTTCGACTCGAGCATGTAGCAGCGGCCGTAACCGTCGTACCCGAGGACTGTCGCCACGGTATAGGACTTCACGCCACCGGTAACGGACCAGTCGACGCCGAGTACAGTACGGACGATCGTCTTAGAGATCGCTGCCCAGACTGGATCGGAGAAATCGGTTGGGGATGCCCAGGACTTCCACTGTTCGTTACAGCACTTCATGGCCTCTGCCATAGAGAGTGAACGGCCGGAGAGGTCAGTAGCTAACCCGAAGACTTCGTTCGCCAGCGTCGCCGGAGTATAGAGACCGCCTTCCTGAGCCTGCTTCACCTTATCGATGAGACGAGCCCATTTCTTCGGCTTGCAGTTATCCCCGATGATGATCTGTGGCAGGTGGAAGCCTACTTTATCCCGGATCAGCGGGTTGGTCGCAATCCACTGGCCAAGACCTGGATCGATTGGCTTCAGGCACTTATCGCAGGACGGACCGTGCGGCTGGCAGATACGGACACACTTCTCGTAGGTATCCGGGATGACCCAGTGGCCACAGTGCGGGCACTTATTCGCCCATTCCAAACGGTTGGTACGCAGCCAGAGTTGCTCGAGGGTGTTCGCTGTGGACTTGGATGTTCCGGCCAGGACCTTCAGAGCATACTCGGAGGCGTTCAGGATTTCGAAGATCGGCGGCAGTGCGTCATAGGAGACGTCCTGGACTTCGTCTACGGTTAACAGGTCAGCCATCAGACCACGGATACGGTCGGCGTCGGATTCTGTCTGTGCGTACGACAGGTAGATCTTGGACTTGTTCGCCAAGGTCTTTTCGAAGACGTTGCTCGGGTCGTTTGAACGACGGAAGTATTTCTTCACGAGCGGGCTCTCCAGGAAGGCGTCGAGATAGGCGTTCGAGAAACGCTTAGCCTGGATCTGGAAAGGTGCGATGTAGAGGGAGTTGAAGTACGGGCGGCCGATTGACTTAGACACTAAGCGTCCGCCGAGCGATACTGACTTCCCGATCTGACGACCGGCCTTGAACACCATGATGTCCGGGTCGATGTCGTAGATTGCAGTGAACGGTTTATAGTCCGTGAAGTTGATGGGTTTCCCCTTCAGCTCCAGCAGGGCTGCCGCTAACTGACTCGAAGTAGCTTTTTTCATGAATTTCTCCTGTAGGTATTCAATATTTTAAAATACCCTGGTATAATAACCCTGGTATAGAGATGCTGTACCGAAAACTACTAACTAACTTTTTAAAAGGAAAGTCTAATGTCTACTATCACTTCTACTGTTGTTCACATTCCTGGCCGTGACGCTCGTACCCTGGACGGTATGGACCTGAGCAAAGAAGACGCAGCGCGTCAGTTCGATTCGGCTTTCCAGACTTCCAGCATGGATGTCCGTGACGAAACCATCGACGGCGTGCGCCACATCTACTTCTCTCGCCGTACCGGTACTAAAGGCTAAGCCACTGGCTTAGTCAGAAGAGGGCTCCCAATGGGAGCCTTTTCTTTTTTTAGTTACGGGAGAATTTATGTCCTACAACATCCATGACATCGGCGGAAATATCTACAGTAACGGCACCTCCGACGTCAATGCTCTCGTTTCCGCGATTCATACTCATGGCCTCGGTCTGAGCGTGAACATCGACGGGACCTTCACCCCTCGGGACCCTGGGGTTACGATCGACGCTCTCGGTGGTGTTGAAAGTGATTACGGTCTCCGAGCCCTTACCAGCCAGTTAAACCAACTGCGTAACTTAGCGACGTCGATCGTCCGTCAGCAGTTCCGTCAGAATGTACTCGAGTACGTTCAGCAGGGCAACCGTTCGGTAGACTCCGCACTGCGTAACCTGTCGTACGGCACGAACAACATGCTGGACTTCCTCAGAAACTTCGTCGGGAAGGATATCAAACTTCCGGTGAGATATCTATGGCAGGGCTCGACGAATACGGATTATGGTCGTGACCCAGAGCTTATCTATACGGAAGAACAGACGGGTAACTACCATACGCTTCAGGACTTTGGTAGCAACGAGACACAGATCGGGTGGTGTACATACCTCGAGGATACACCTACCGTTCGCCGTTATCTGCGTTATGTAGATCACGTGGCTCGTCAGTCCGGTATGCGTGTGCTGTACTGCCCTAAAGAGTTCAACCACTTAGATGAGCTAACGTCAACGCCGGCTCGGCCATCCTGGAATAACCGAGATGGTGCGATCGTCCGCTCTGTCCGCGACCAGCGTTACAAGTTGCTCTTCGTCTCGCTGTTCTTCGACTATCAGATGTTCCGTCATCTGACCGTCATTGAGACGACCGCCCAGCCGGGTCAACGCCCTCGTCAGGCTGCTCAGATGGACTACGGCCCAATCTTCGTGGATAACTTAGCGGGGATTGTGAAAGTGTTAACTACGATAGGGAGTTTTGCAGCATGCAAGATTTACTACAAAGACTACAGGAACTCCGCGAGATCGTCGCAAGCGGCCCCGTAGTTATGGCTAAACTGGACGAAATGCTGAAGGGAGTAGGGACGCCTGCGGAGGCTCTGATGATTCTGCAGAACGCTAACTTAATCATCACTCGCCAGGCTCCGCGTGCCGCTTCCAGAACCGGTCGCATGCAGCATTTCGACTTCATCGGTATCCGCTCCGCTAATGTTGGGAGAACTTTCGTATGAGTGGCGGTATTCAAGTTACCATTTTTAACAGTCATGTCCGCGTTCCTAACGGCATAGGTTCGTACAAAAACATTACTCTGCAGGATTTCCATCAGGAAATTGGCCGGGTGGTGGCGGGTAGCGATCAGGTGGAAACGCCTAAGGTCGCCCTGCGTCTGCCGAATGAGTGTGTGGCGGTTCGTTTCAATCAGCATGAAGTTGAACTGCTGATGTACTTCGAAGAAGCCAAGCGCCCTATCCGTTACCGTGAAGATAAGCCGCGGGAAATCCCCTTCCCAGCGACTGTCATCCGCGTCTTCCTGAAGTCTAACGGGAAGGGTGGCTGGACGGTGGAGCAGGTGAAGTGGCTCTGCACGGATTACAAAGAGGATGAAGTTCCGGGCCTCGACGGTAAGTGGAGTGACTTCCGTCCTGCGGCTATGGTGAACCACCTGTGGACACTGCCCTTCCCGAACCAGTATGGTGACGGCGCCATGTGCGTTGGCCGTAACTCCTACCGTTCGCTGTACTCCACGAATGATCTTCGCGGTCTGAACGAGCTGTATCATCACATCCTGATCGCCTCACCGTTTAACGACGACCTGTGGCCTCGTGGTGGTGTGTTGAAAAACCCGAAAAACGTACGCCCGTGGTTGACGGAGCTCTCGAAGTTAGAGACGTTCCCGTGGCATACCATGGTCGGCCAACCTGATACCGTAACCGTAACTGCTACCCTGGTCGACCCAGAAGCAGATGAAGAGGAAGAAGAGAATGAAGAAGACTAATGGTGTTCTGGATTTAGTTCCGTTCATGTCTGCCCTGATCACCGAAGAAGCCTTCTTCACCGGTGGCGACGTGCTGCAGAACCCGGAAGTGTATGTGCTGGGTAACGACGGCACGCTGTACCAGTATCACCAATTCTCGATGGGCCGCTCGGCGCTGACGAAGATTGCGGATACTCCTATCCGTACCAACGGCGGTAAGAGCCTGCTGAAACCGTACCTGAAAACCCTGGTCAACGACAAGAAGATCCCGATCGAGATGCTCGAGAACATCGTCGAGTTCTTCAAACGCGTGATGACCATGACCCGCTCTACCGGCACCGGCCACGGCGAGTACGAAGCAATGGCTCACATCGTGTGGAACAAAGCCACCGAGAGCTATCGTGTGGCGATTCCTAAGCAGAAGGTCTCTAAGGCTGCGGTCACCTATGATTGGTCCCACGTGGCAGCGGACGAAGAGGTTATCCTCGACATCCACTCTCACAACACCATGGGTGCGTTCTTCTCCGGTACCGATGAGAACGACGACAAGACTTATGTCGGCATCTCCGGCGTGGCAGGCGAGCTGAACAAGGCTGAACCGAAACTCATCTGGCGCTTCAATGCGTACAAGACGAAGGTTTCTCTGACGCTGGAGGATATCTTCGCTGTGCCGGAAAAGCAGGTGAGCCCGGAAGTCAACGACTGGATGGGCAACGTGGAAGTTCAAACCTATTCTCCGACGTACAAAAATCCTACTTCCAAAGTGTACGGTGGTGGATCACGCTTAGGCGTTGGCTACGACAAGTCTCTCGTGCGTAACGAACGTGACGATTCCTGGGATGGCCAGGCTGGCTTCCGTCGCGAGCTGGAGGACTCCTGGGCCGATCGATTTCAAGGACAGGACTCGATCCAAAAAGAGCTTACGGCGAGCATCGGGTCCCAGAGATCTCAAGCGTCGTTAGACATCCTCGGTCCAGATGACGGTGTCTTCGGCGGTAGCGATCCTGACCTGATTGCCCAGGGCCTGGCGTGGGATGATACCGTCTCTGAAATGGCAGACACTGTCTGGCAGGAAGATGACGAAGAGCTGACTGTAGCGGTCGCATCTGAGCTGGCTCAGCGTGTGGTCGATCAGGAAGTTCTGTATCAGGCCGGCATGTTCTTAGTAACCAACTCCAACGAGGCTCGTAAGGCTATCGAGCGTCTGAACAAAGACTTTAACATTCGGAGTGCGTAATGTTCACCTACACTAACCGCCAGATTCTGGCGAACGTGGTGATCATCGGATGTGGCGGGACCGGTTCCCGCCTTCTGCCAATGATCTCTCAGTTGTTATCCCGCGGTAAATGGAACGACATGGTTCCGACCATTACTCTGGTAGATGGCGATGAAGTCGAAGTGAAGAACCTGACCCGTCAGAACTTCATCATGGACGACGTCGGCCGTAACAAAGCGGAGTGCCTTGCAGAGCGCTACGGCGGAGCCTTCGAGCTTCCTACCGTGTGTATCAACCAGTACGTTCCGGATAACGCCCAGTCGATGACGGCTTGGTTGAGTGCCAATGTACCGGAGCAAATGCGTCGCTTAGTAGCGGACCGCCCAACGGTCTTCTTCCTGTGCGTCGATAACATGAAGGTGCGCTACAACATCATCCAGTCGATTCTGTACTCGACGGCTCAAACCAACTACGACCACCTGATCGTCGATGCCGGTAACGAAAACACCTATGGCCAGGCCCGTGTGTTCTCTTCCCGTATCATCGCCGAACAGGAATTCTTCAATCCAGATCTGTCGGCTCTCGACCGTCTGGTGCCGAAGGGTACGGATGGTATTGAGCTGCCGTTCCTGCCGTGTCCGATTGGACAGTATCTGCGTTCCTCTGGTTACCAGGGTAACCCGGATGCATCCTGTGCGGACCTCGAGCAGACGGCTGCGGTGAACGCCATCATGGCGATGTCTATGTTCTCTATCATGCAGAACATGTACATGAACCTGCCGGTGAAGGTCGAAACGTGGTTCTACGATATCCATAACGGGAATGATCAGACTCGTCTAAACCCGGCGTGGATGCGTGATGTGCTGACCGGTAACCAGTACCGTGTGAAGGACGATGAGGATACCCGGGCATATCCGGTGACTCTGAAGACTCTGCGTGCGGTACAGAGCGGAAGGCTGAAGGAATTCTATCCGGAAGTGAAGAAGCGGATCAACGCTATGATCAAAGAAGGGAAACTCGAACGAGTCTCCCCTGAGATGGCTGAGATCTTAGGACTCTAAGTCCACCCGGCGTTCTCTCATGGCTTTGTCGGGGGAATCGGAAACGCTGAATACTGCGATTTCGGTACCCTCGGCATTGTACATTTTGAGAATGCCGGACTTCTTATCCCATTGCCAAGAGCCTGTCGCGGCCGCTTGGAGTTCGGCCGTCATCACGAGGCCCTTTTTTACATCGGTATGGATCAGCTCAAGCTTCGCCATAACGTCATCAATAGTTGCCATTACGCTTCCTCTTTAGCAAAGGCCTTAGCCAGACGTAGGTGATACTCGGCCATCTTTTTAGCCTGGGCTTTCCCCACGTAGGCCATGAGACCCTTTGGATCGCCCTTGGAGTAGAGCTTCGCCTGGGTCTCATGGTACTTACGATCGTGATACTCGTTCGGCTCGTGACCGTTAGCCTGGTTGATTCGAGCGATGTGCTTACGCTCTAGCCTTTCCATACGTTCTTTCTCAGCACGAATCCGACTTAGTTTCACATTCCCTCCATCGCCAGAGCATAGAGTCGAATGGCTTTCGCCCGGGAGGCCTTCTGTTCCGGCGTTTCATCAGGGTTATTGAACCCAATCACACCGGTAAACGGCTCAGGCGCCGAGCCGAATCCTTCATCCCGCAGAATGTACGAACAGACGGTCCAGATGGCATTCGACAGTTCGGCTTCCGGTAGGATACGTTTCAACTCCATCAGTCCCCACGCCAGCTCCAGCACGTTTGGCATGTAGACCACCGATGGGTCGATCACATGAGCGTTCGCTGCTTCGACGAACCGTAGGAAGTACGAGGCGTCGTTCAGGAACTTCTCAGGATGCTGACCCAGGGTACGCAGAACCATCAGCTGAGAGACCATCGTCGGGGTCAGGGCGTGGCCCAGGTCTAGAGAGATCGTCTCAACGTCCAGTTCAGGCCAGTCAGGCCCGTAGCGTTTGTCCAGGGTAGCTTTCAGTTTGCTTAGCATTTGCAGATTCTCGCGAGTAGTTGTTTCTCAGCCAGTGGCAACGCTTCGACACCGTGTTTCAGGTTCATCAGGTCGCCGGATAACAGTTGAGCGATGTCATCACCAATCATCTGCTGTACTTGCGACTTCGGCAGCGCCTGCAGCTTCACAGCTGGTACAGACTTCCCGCCCAGGTTAACGGTAATCGAACGGTCGATAGCTTCCTTAGTGAACCAGAAGGCGTCACGGTAGAAGTCACCGAGGTAACCGGCTTTCTTCTCGAAGTGGATAACGGCACCCGCCAGAGCACGGTTCTCTTCGACGGTCAGGGTATCCGGATTCGTACCGCGGAAGACTTCCGCAAGCTTGGTGAATTCAGAATGACCAGTAACCTTAGCACGGTGTTCAACGGCCATCAGAGCAGCCTCTTTGTTCAGTTTCCCGGCGCCGGCGTACAGACGAACGATGTCAGATTTGATGTCATCGGCATAGTTATCATACAGGGCAGCCGCTTGGCTCGCAACCTTCTCGATATCCATCAGGCCGGAACACTTCGACTCGATGATAGCTTCGGCAGTACGGAGCTCATACTCGATACCGCGGGCTTCTTCTGCACGCATCGCTGCAGCTTTCTCTAAGTTGCCAGACAGACGGGCAACCTCTTCACCAACTCCGTAGAGGCGAACGGCCTTAGCTACGCGAGCCATGTCGTCGTAATCCACAGTCTGTCCTGCCACCTTGGTCAGGAAGGCGATTTCCAGAGCGGATGCGACAGTACTGTCCTTATCTTTGGTCGGAAAGTCTTCTTCGACATACGCCCGTTTGATGAAGCCGGCAGCCTCCGGCACCAGCTCCAATACGTTCTTAATTGCATGAAGTGACATTATTGAACTCCTCTTTTCGTGTCACGCACTTGACGGGCAAATTGTTCAAGTGTGTTAATGTTGTCGACGTTGCCTTGGTTTGCTGCCTGAAGGCCTTGGATGTGGCCCTGCATGCGGTCAACGTCACTCGGATCGATACCTAACTCTCGTGGTGAGTTTACGATAATCGAGTTCATAGCGGCGTAGTTGTCGTCGTATTTGCTGAGCTTCTTAGCCAAAGCGGACAGACGCTCTGGGTCAGCCGAGTAGCCAGAGTTCACCTTGTCAAAGGCACGGACCATGAGGGCATTGTAGCGCTCTGGATCGGAACCCTCTACAGCTTCAGCGTGGTGACCGAAGCGACCGGAGGTGACGACGTACGGGGTAGCCGTATCACGGAAGGTCTTGATGACCGGTTCCAGGTTGACCTGACGAGCGG